ACATCACGACAGTGGCTGGCATCGCGGCTAACGTAACTACGGTTGCTGGGAACAGTGCAAACGTCACCACAGTTGCTGGCATCTCTGCCAACGTCACAACGGTGGCTGGAATTAGCTCTGATGTAACGGCAGTCGCGGCAAATGTGGCTGGTGTTACTTCCTTTGCTGAAAAGTACCGCGTTGGATCTGCAGATCCAAGCACAAGCCTGGACTCCGGCGATCTGTTCTACAACACTTCGTCAAACCTTCTGAAAGTCTACAACGGCACAGCATGGGAGACGGGCGTTACGCCTGGTTCTGGCTTTCTGTCGGCATCAAACAATCTGTCGGATGTAAGCAGCGTTGACACGGCACGCACCAATCTTGGACTTGGCAGCGCAAGCAGCGTAACATTTGCTCAAGTTGACATCACAGGTACTGGCGACCTTCGTCTACAAGATACGACCGGCGGTCAGTTTGTAGCGCTGCAAGCGCCAGGCACTGTAGCCACCAGCTTCACGCTGACGCTGCCTGCGGCGGACGGGACGAATGGGCAGTTCCTAAGGACAGATGGATCAGGCGCTCTAAGTTTTGGCACCGTTTCGGTTCCTGTTTCCTATCCGCAGGAATCCAAAACCGCAAACTACACGCTGGTTCTGGCCGATGCTGGCAAGCAATTATTCCATCCCGCATCTGATGCGAACATTCGCACGTTTACTATCCCTGCCAATAGCAGTGTCCCATTTCCAATCGGCACTGTGTTGCTGTTTACGCAAGAAAACGGCGGCAACTATTTCATCAAGGTTGACATAAACAGCGACACCTTGGTGACGAATAAATCCATCACGGGCAGCGTTTTTGTTGACGCAGGAAATACTCTTTACTGCGTAAAAGTCTCAGCAACAAAATGGCTGGGTTATTATCTGTACCAATCGGCTATATCGCCTGGCCCGCTTTACTATCTAGCGGTCTCACATGAGACCACTCCATTCGTAACTGTTTATCCGTGGAGTTCTCTTGGGTTTGGAGTTAAGTACGCAGACCCAGCTACTCTTCCCACAGGGAGTGGACAAGATGTTGCCTTTTCACCGGCTGCTAATGCCATAGCAGTCGGACACGATCAACCTAATTCCATCAAGGTTTATCCGTGGAGCAACAGTGGCTTTGGCACCAAGTATAATGATCCAGGGACATTCCCAGCCGGGGATAGTTATGGTGTCGAGTTTTCACCATCTGGTGATGCTATCGCCGTGGCACACAGTACAAGCCCAAGAGTTTCTGCGTATCCGTGGAACAGTTCTACTGGCTTTGGGACCAAGTTCAGCAATCCCGGAACACTTCCAGATGCTACTTCGTATGAAGTTGCTTTTTCGCCATCTGGAAATGCGTTGGCCGTAGTTCATGGTGGAAGCGGTCCATTTGTTACCGTATATGCATGGAGCGGCAGCGGTTTTGGGACCAAGTTCGGCAATCCCGCAACGGCACCCGCGTCAATCGGCTTTGGCGTTAAATTCTCACCATCTGGTGATGCTATCGCCGTGGCACATGCGTCATCTCCATTTATTTCTGTCTACCCGTGGAGCGGCAGCGGTTTTGGGACCAAGTTCAGCAATCCCGCAACACTTCCAACTAGCCAAGGCAACGGCGTAGCATTCAGTCCTGCTGGTGATGCTATCGCCGTGGCACATGAATCGTCCCCATTTATTTCTGTCTACCCGTGGAGCGGCAGCGGTTTTGGGACCAAGTTCAGCAATCCCGCAACACTTCCTGCAGGTGACGGCAGGGGTGTTGAGTTTTCACCAGACGGAAATGCAATAGCCCTGGCACATAATTCGTCCCCATTTATTTCTGTCTACCCGTGGAGCGGCAGCGGTTTTGGGTCTAAGTATTCTAATCCAGCCACCTTGCCGGCGAGTACGGGCAGAGGCGTTTCTTTTGGGCAAATATGAGGAAAGACATGATCTATACGCAGCTTGATCACACATACAGATACCGCCACATTGCCAGCGCAATTTATGCGCGGGAGTTGGAGTTCTTTCTGTATGAGTTTGATTTGGTAAACTTTCGGCATCTTGTCGAAAATATGCCGGATTGCGAGTTTCGCAGCGATATTGAAAAGCGTATTCTGGAAACAGAGCGACAAATGAATAGCGTCACGGCTATCATTGCAGCCTTGAATTCCCAGATTGATGACGATGCCGCATACGCTGAAGCTGTCAAATATGTTACGGAGAAGCGGAAGAAGGAGGAGGATGCTAAATGAGGTATGTTCAGGCGAGGAATGGGATCTTTGAGCGCCATGTCCACGATGTCGAACCGACGCAGTGGGACGAGAACAACTATTGCCTTGCCCGCAGGCTTGAAGCTGATCGTGCCGCTATGCTTGGCGTCCACAAACTGAAGATCGTCACACCACCATATTTTGATCCTGCCACACAAAAGCGAATTGAAAAGGATGCTGTCCTTGTTGATGGCGTATGGACACAGGTCTATGCCGTTGAGCAACTTACAGACGAGGAGGCTGCTGCTTCTAGAGCTGAGTGGTCAATGCGAGTTCGAGCTGAGCGTGACCGCTGCCTTGCTGAGACTGATTGGTGGGTTTCTAAAGCTGCTGAAACAGGTGACGCGATTGCTGCCGATAAGCACATCTACCGCCAAGCCCTGCGTGATGTCACAGCGCAAGCGGGCTTCCCGCACAGCATCACTTGGCCCACTAAGCCGGAATGAGCGCGATGGAAGTTATCGACACAATCATGCAGTGGATCGTCGCCCCGGTTGCGGGCTTTGTGTTCTGGATGTACCGCACGCAGCAGGACCATGCCACCAAGCTGGCTGTTCTTTCCGCCGTACACGAGGCGAACAAAGAAGCTCACGACCGGGAATTCAAGGAGCTGCGTGAGAGCTTCAAGCGCGTGTTTGAAAAGCTGGACGGCATTGAGGCCGCCTTGCGGAAGTGAAGGTGCTGCTGATCTGGGTGGGCTATACCCACCTCTGGATCGACGGGCGCATGGTATTTGTCAAGATTTGCAGGTATACTGCGGACATAGCACTGGCGGTTCATCCGCTTGATCTCTGCCCGCCATTCTGGAGCCTGTAGATGTTCGACCCAGTTTCCATTGGCATGGCCATCAGCGTTGGAAGCAAGGCGTTTAGCCTGCTGAAGCAGGGCATTGCGGCTGGTCGTGAGATCCAAGACATGGCGTCCCAACTGTCAGAGTGGGGCAAGGCTGTCTCTGACATTGCCTACGCGGCGGACAAGGCAAACGAGCCGCCGGGTGTGTTTAAGACGCTGTTTGGCGGCGGCAATCAGCAGACCGCGATCGACATCTTTGCCGCGCAAAAACAGTGCGAACAGCAGCGCAAGGAGCTGCGGCAGCTCATCAGCTACACCTACGGGAACGACGCTTGGCTGGAGTTCCAGAACATTGAGCGCAGGGTGCGAGAGCAGCAAAGAGAACAGGTTTACCGCCGGCGTGAGATCATCGAGTCGATCATGGAGTTTTTACTCTGGTCTGGTATAATCTTGGTGACAGTGGCGCTGTCTGGCGTCGGCCTGTATGTCTGGGGTCGCTACATGGGGAGGTGGTAATGGCACTTGAACATTGGATCTGGCCCGCCTTTGCAATTGGTATTGCATTGGTATTCTATTTCAGCGGCGACGGCTTTTATCGCTACCCCTGCCAGGATCCACAAAACTGGGCTGCCTTGGAGTGCCAACCGCCGATCTGCCTTCGCACCAAAAACTGCGCTGAAGACCTAACTGGAGGGGCCGCGCCATGAGCAAGAACGATCCTGATTTTCTGGAAGCCAAGCTGCGCTATTTCATCGGTGTGTCGCTGACCATGATCTTAGGCGGCAGCATCTTCATCATCCTCTACTCGCTGGTGTTCGTGACCCAGCCTTTGGGCGAAAGCTCAGAAAATGACCGCGCCCTGTTTTCCATCCTTACTCCGATCGCCAGCTTTATCACTGGTGCCTTGGGTGGCGTGATGGCTGCAGGGAATAACCGCAAAAAGGGTGGCGATGACGAGCCGCCGGCACAGGAGTACAATGAATGACCAGAGGTGAATATCGCGTAGGGATCAACTTCAACCCGTCTGCCGACGACACCGTTGGGCGTATCAAGTCCATGGCCGCCGCGCTGATCGACTTCATCGATGGCATTCCGGTTCTTGGTGCCGAGACTGAGGAGCAGCTTGTTCGGTCAGCTGAAGTCGCCCGCCTGAAGGCGCTGGCCATGACGGAGATCGAAAGCGCCGCCATGTGGGCCGTGAAGGCCGCAACGAAAGGGGAGTACACCGAATGATTGGGCGCATGATTGGAATTCTCGTTGGCCGCAAAGCTAAAGAGAAGGTGGTCGATGCCGTGCTGGACAAGGTGAACCTGCCTGATCCGGTGGAGACCGCAATCAAAATCGCCGCCACTGGAAACGTAGGCGATCTGATCGGAGGCATCCCAATCGACGTCGCCCCGGATGAGGCTCTCGGCCAGATCACCAAGAAGGTGCCGGTCAAGAGGCCAAAGAAATGAGATGGCTCGTTGCTCTCCTTCTCTCGACCGCGCCCGCAGTTGCAGCGCCCTATGAAATCACCCGCGTCATTGATGGTGATACCGTCGAGATTGCGGTGGATTTTCTGCCGTCGCCCCTGCCGCCCAAGCTGTCAATCCGGGTCATCGGCATCGATACGCCCGAGAAAGCCCCGCGCGCACAATGCGACGCGGAAGCTGCAAAGGCGCAGGCTGCCAGCAAGTTCACCAAGAACGCGGTGGCCAACGCCCTTGAGACAGATGTCGTGATCCTGAAGTGGGACAAATACGGTGGCCGGGTGCTGGGAGAGGTTTACCTCGACCACCAGAGCCTAGCCCAAAGCCTGATCTCTGCCGGCCTTGCCCGTCCATACAAAGGTGACGCCAAGCAGTCTTGGTGCGAATAGGAGAATGTGAATGAGCCTTCTGACCGAAGCCCAACTGGCGGCTATGATCACAACCAACAAAGAGGTTGGCGCCTGGTGCGAGGAGCTGAACAAAGCCCTTCCCAAATACGACATCACAACGCCGCAAAGGATCGCTG